CCGCAAGGCGGAAACTAAAAGTTTCACAGTCAGGTTAATCTGACTGGGGTATAGGCTCATGTGCCACGGTGCATCTGTCTGTATCTCAAGCTTAACCTGGCGCCAATTATGTACCCGAAGGATAACACCTTTGGGTGCTGGTATCTTTTCGGGTTGGAGTGTAAAAAGCTTCAATACAAGGGAAGACAACCAGGCTGTTAGACAATAATGGTCCTTACATAGGGGACTTACGCCCCCTTCGCAAGAAGGGAAAGCGGGTCTAATGGCACCTCATTGAGAGGTGAAATCCGTGCTCCAACTGGAGCTGCGATAATGTAGCATTACGGTTCTTACTATAAACTAATGGCTAAATACTTACCGGCCATATCTTATGATAGGGTTCCGGATCCAGGCTCAACGCCTAAGGACCCCTGGAGGATTGATATCCCCCTGAGTCTCTCAGGGAGAGAAGGAAAGTAAATAATCACTAATTTATGTAATGAAAAATAGAGTACAACGTCAACTAATTTACCGCGTCATGTGAAATGACGAAGTTTTATCAGCTAACATTGCTCCATTGTCCGTAACGAGACATCTGTCAATTTGACAGTTCTCACACGATTCGTGGAGAGGCGCAAGCCTTCAAGGAAGAAGCCAAAGAGTCAAAAATACAATGTTGACTCTTAGCTCCTTGATTGGAAGGAATACGGATGCCATTAGAGGTCTGGTCCATAGAAATATGGGCCGGGGACTCATTGGATGACTTATTAAAGTTACCAGTGCAGTCCTCTTCCACTGTAAACCTAGTACTGCAAGGCAGGTTGGTCGATTCTGTTCCCGGCTGAGATTCCTTATGAGAACTCAGGGAGAAAAGGGTACAACATTGTACCTGAAATCTTGCCAAGTGCTCTTACAGCAATCTATTGCTGGTTATAAGGTGTCCGACATAACAGAGCTGAAAAGCCGAGTTAAGCGGACTAAAGCTGGATTACCCACCATAATTCCTGCAGAAGTTCGGAAGCGAATTCGAGCTAAAGACGTTCATAGTATAAGACTATGAATGACTTTGTTCGGTTGGTATCGTATTTGCCAGTTCCGTGGAATGTTGAGTTTATCAACAATCACTGATCCTGGTAAGCACTTAACCAAGGCTCTTTTAGGAGAGTGAAATACTTTCCTCGAGAAGCAATTCATTCCAACTTTGCATTTACTTATGGCGGATAAGAAGGTAGAGCTGTCTCAGCCCCAACCATTTCCTATCTCAAAGTCCTCACCTAATACAATTGGTGAGATTCGGGACCGCCAAGGTAAATTGATAGAGAGATCTCATGTCTCAACATCTTTTTATTCTTTGGTACGTGCCGGAAAACTATGAGTTGGATCGGATTTATATCCGATTCTCCGCTCGTTTTTAAGTAAATGAGCAGAGAGAGATGGCCAAAAGTTCCATCCTTTGATGGAACGAATTGGTTGAGCCGCGTCTAACGAATGACACTTCCAAGATTCAAAATCAATGATCAAAGAAGGTTCAGGAGTTAAACGTGGTGAATTTGGGGTTCACGGTCTTGCTAAGCTTGGATTTAAGATCGAAGCCGCTGGTAAGATTCGTGTTTTTGCTATGGTGGATGCGTTCACCCAGTGAGTCATGAAGCCCATTCATGATAGTATATTTTCGATTCTTCGGAAAATACCCATGGACGGAACTTTTGACCAGACTCGCCCAGTGGAGCGCTTAGGATGGTTATCACCGTTTAATCGGTGATACTACTCTATAGATCTATCGGCGGCTACGGATAGACTTCCCGTTCAATTACAG